GTACTAATCGTATTGATATAATCTCCGTATGACGGTAATATGTGTTACAAGAAAAGGGCAGAAAGCCTAAAAAACGGAGGAAATACAATGAACGAGAAAACAAGAATTCAGATTGAGGAAATGAAAAGACAGACTATCGGTGTTGAGGTTGAAATGAACAACATTACAAGAGAAAATGCTGCGAGAATAGCCGCAGACTATTTCGGAACAGGCAGATACAAATATACAGCAGACAGAAACGGTTATTACACTTGGTCAGCTTGGGACACAGAGGGCAGAGAGTGGAAATTCCAAAGGGATGTAAGCATTGCAGGGGTTGACAGTGAGAAATGCGAATTGGTAACGCCGATTCTTAAATACGAAGATATTCCGCTTTTGCAGGAACTTATAAGAAGACTTAGAAAAGCGAAAGCCAAAAGCGATGCAACACGAGGATGCGGTGTACATATTCATATCGGTGCTAACGGACACACAGCACAGACACTTAGAAATCTTGCAAACATAATGGCAAGCCACGAAAGCCTCATAGCAAGTGCATTAAATATTTCACAGAGCAGAATAAACAATTACTGCAGAATGGTAAGTCCGAAATTTCTTGATAACCTTAACAGAAGAAAGCCAAGAACAATGTCGGAATTAGCGGATATTTGGTACACATCAAACGGTGCAAACTACGGCAGAACACAGCATTACAACGACAGCAGATACCATATGCTGAATCTGCACGCAACTTTCACAAAAGGAACGGTTGAATTCAGACTTTTTCAATTCGATGCACCGTCCAACGGAAAACAAAACGGCTTACACGCAGGACAGTTAAAAAGCTACATTCAGCTTTGCCTTGCACTCAGTCAGATGGCAAAAACACTAAAGTCAGCAAGTCCGAAACCACAGCAGACTGAAAATCCTAAATACGCAATGAGAACATGGCTTTTAAGACTTGGATTTATCGGTGAAGAATTTGCAACGGCAAGAGAAATCCTTACAAAACACCTTGACGGAGATGCATCATTCAGAAATGGCAGAATGGCATAACCGAAGAAAACAGCCTCCTATAACCTTAAAACTGTGACCGCATTTGGCGGTCTTAAGGTGGTAGAAGGGTGTTTCCTTCGGAAAGGATATGATAATAATGAAACGGTATTACTTAGCTTACGGCAGTAACCTTTACACACCTCAAATGCGGTATCGCTGTCCGTCGGCACGGCTTATGGGAACTGCGGTTATAGAGAATTACAAGCTAATGTTCAAGAAAAGCAAAACGGGCTCTTATCTGACCGTTGAACCGAAACAAGGTGCGGAAGTCCCTGTTGCCGTGTGGCAGTTGACAACAGAGGGCGAACGGTCGCTTGACCGCTACGAGGGGTATCCGAAATATTATTATAAAAAGGAATTTCAAGTAACGGTAACAGGAATTAAGACGGGCAAAAAACGTGAACGCACAGCATTTGCATATATATTGGACGAAAACAGACCGAGCGGTGTTCCGTCAATGAGTTATGTTATGACTTGTCTTTGGGGATACAGAAACTTCGGATTTGATTCAAAACAGTTGTTACACGCTATTGACGAAAGCAAAAAGGAGACAATGATATGAAGAAGTATGAAGATATAAAAACAGCCATATGTCCTAAATGCGGACAGGAATACACGGGCAGACCAGCATTATCAAGAGCAGATAACAAAACAATGATTTGTCCTGACTGCGGAATACATGAGGCTCTTGAAAATATCGGTGTAGGTAAAGAGGAGCAGAATGAAATACTTGAAATTATACACCGCAGTATGAGAGAGAAAGACAAATAATTCTGAAACAGTTATAGCCAACGGACGGTTTAAGCCGTCCTTATGGCAGTAGAAGCGGTATTACAAAAATCAACCGCTCAGAAAGGACGAAATATTATGAAAACAAAAATCTACGGAGCATACGGCTCAAACATTAATTTGGAACAGATGGCATATAGATGCCCGCATGCTGAAGTGTGCAAGGTGGGGTACATAAACGGCTATCGGCTCACGTTCAGGAGCGGAGGCTTTGCCAACATTGAAAAATCTGAGGGAGACAGAGTGCCTGTTCTGCTTTGGGTTATTACAGAACAGTGCGAAAAGACACTTGACCATTATGAGGGTTATCCGAGCTTTTATATCAAGCAGAATATTTCGGTGGAAATTGATAACGGCGAAGATACGATTGAAGCGATGTTCTATGTTATGGACGATAAATACTGTCAAAAGATGCAGACACCGACAGAGTATTATTACGGAGGAATAGAACTCGGGTATAAATCTAACGGTATGCCCGTGGAGGAATTAAAGACGGCATTTGAACGCTGTATGGCGGAGGTGAATTGAGATGGATAATTTTTTTACACAGAAAAACTGTGACCGATGCGGAAAGTCTTTAAAAGACGGTCGAATTCAAAGTATGTTTAATAGCGAATGTATCTGTATGGACTGCAAGAAAAAAGAATGTACCGATTCGGAATACAAAAAGGCACAAGATGCCGACATTGCGGAAATTCGTAAGGGAAACTATAACTTTAAGGGAATACGAGGGTAGTATATACACAAATAAAGGCTGTATTTTTTGTATAGTAATGGTATTGATAAAGTCCTCATATAACGGTAATATGTGTACAACAAAAAGATAAACAGACCGAGAAAACGGAGGAAAACAAAATGCTAAAATTAAAGAAACTTTACAGCCTTATCAACCGAAACGCAACAATGAAATTGGTTAATGAAAAACATACAGACGTTTATTTCTGCGGAACAGTTAAAGATATTCCTGACCAATATGATTTATGGAAAGTAGTTGACCTTTTTGAACTAAACAGCTATGAATATGAGATTATGATTACAGAAAAATAAGAAAATACAATTTTTAAACCGCCTTAAATGGCGGTTTTTTGTATGAAAATTTTTAATGACAAGAAATTTATACGAATGGAGGTGATACGCTTGGCACAGAGGGGCAGAAAGCCGAAACCAACGGCAGTAAAACAGCTTGAGGGTAATCCAGGCAAGAGACAGTTAAACGCAAATGAGCCGAAACCTGCGGCTCGTGCACCGTCTTGTCCGAAATGGCTTGAAGATGATGCGAAAAAGGAATGGAGACGTCTTGCGAAACAGATGGAACAGCTCGGTATTCTAACAGAAGTTGATATGGCGGCTTTTGCGGGATATTGCCAAGCTTATGCACGTTGGAAAGAAGCAGAAGAATTTATATCAAGACACGGTGCTATTGTCAAAACTCCGAGCGGATATTGGCAGCAAGTGCCGCAGGTATCTATTGCTCAGCAGTATATGAAACAGATGAGCAAGTTCTGTGAACAGTTCGGTCTTACTCCTGCGTCAAGGTCAAGAATTGTAACAGACAGAGGCAATGACAGCAGTGATGACGCAATGGAACAGCTTCTTTCATTGGGCGGAGAGAAAAAGTAATGTATGACGAAAATAAAGCAAAACGTGCAGTTACATTTATAAATGCACTTAAACATACAAAAGGCAAATGGCGGGGTGTGCCTTTTGAATTGCTGCCGTGGCAGGATAAAATAATAAATGATGTGTTCGGTACGGTAAAGGAGAACGGATACAGACAATACAACACAGCATATGTTGAAATACCGAAGAAGATGGGTAAGTCAGAACTTGCAGCAGGAGTGGCGCTGTATCTTACATGCGGTGACGGTGAATGGGGTGCAGAAGTATACGGCTGTGCAAGTGACCGTCAGCAGGCAAGTATTGTGTTTGATGTGGCGGTGGATATGGTCGAACAATGTCCTGCTTTGAAAAAGAGAATTAAGCCTGTTATGTCAGTAAAAAGACTTGTGTATAAACCGACTAATTCATATTATCAAGTGCTGTCGAGCGAGGCTTTTACAAAACACGGTCTTAATGTTCACGGCGTAATATTTGATGAACTGCATTCACAGCCGAACCGTGAATTGTTTGATGTAATGACAAAAGGTTCAGGTGATGCACGAACACAGCCACTGTTCTTTCTTATAACTACTGCCGGAACAGACCGAAACAGCATATGTTTTGAACAGCACCAAAAGGCAGTTGACATTTTGGAAGGCAGAAAAATCGATCCGACATTTTATCCTGTTATATACGGAATAGAAGATACAGATGACTGGACAGATGAACGTAATTGGTATAAAGCAAATCCCTCGCTCGGACATACAGTTGACATTGAAAAAGTCCGTGCCGCATTTTTGTCGGCAAAGGAAAATCCGACTGAGGAAAATCTGTTCAGACAGCTCCGACTTAATCAGTGGGTTAAGCAGTCAACAAGATGGATGCAGATGGAGAAATGGGATGCGTGTGATGAAGTAATAAATCTTGATACACTTATCGGAAGGGAATGCTATGCAGGTCTTGACCTTTCAACAACACTTGACCTTACCACATTTGTTTTGGTGTTCCCTCCGAGAAACGATACAGAAAAATATATAATTGTACCGTATTTTTGGATACCGGAAGAAAATCTTCGTCAGCGTGTCCGACGTGACCATGTTCCGTATGATGTATGGAAAGCAAACGGATTTATACGAACAACAGAGGGGAATGTAGTTGACTACCGAAGAATTGAAGCTGACATAAAGGATATTGCAAGCAAGTACGTTGTGCGTGAAATAGCATATGACAGATATAATGCAACACAGATAATTCTTAATTTGCAGGATGAAGGCTTGACGATGATACCTTTCGGACAAGGCTTTAAGGATATGTCACCGCCGACCAAGGAACTTTACTCGCTTGTTCTGAAAGAAAAGATTATACATAACAATCATCCTGTACTTAGATGGAATTTTGATAATGTATGTGTAGAAACAGACTCGGCAGAAAATATTAAACTTTCTAAGAAACACAGTACCGAACGAATAGACGGTGCGGTTGCAGCGGTAATGGCACTCGACAGAGCAGTTCGTAACGGCGGACAACAGGGAAGTGTTTATGACCGTAGGGGTATTATTGTATTTTAGACAACATAAAAGCACACCAATATTTATTGATGTGCTTAAGGAAATGATTATTTAGTTGGTGATACAGTAAGCTTAAGACCAAGCGGCTGCATTATTTTAAGCAAAGTATCAAGATTTGGAGTTGATTTATACGATTCAATACGTGCAACTGATGATTGCGGGATTCCGCAAAGCGAAGCAAGCTCACGCTGACTTATACCGAGAGCGGTCCGCTGTTCTATCAGTGCACCGACAATAGATGCGATATTCTCAATTTCATTAATATCGTTAGCGGCAATCGGATCAACTTCTCTTACGTGTTCTTTATAATCATTCCATGTTCTCATATTAAGCACGCTCCTTTCTGGATAGATAATCACTGCGTTCAGATTTTGCTTTTTCAATTTCTCTGTGTGGTGTTTTTTGTGTTTTTGTACGGAACTGATGAAGCAGAACAAAGGTATTGTTTTCAAAAAAGAAATAAAATATGCGGTTATTTCCGGGACGTAATTCCCATATACCGTCCTCAATATGCTTTGTGACATCTTTGGGTAAACGAGTACCGTTATCTTGTAATAGCTGTATATAGAGTACTATTTGATTGTATTGAATACGGGCGTCTTTACTTGTTTTGATTTTTGTACGCAATAACTCTAAAAAATCCCATAGTTCAGATTTGCCGTGTGCATTTTCGTAAAATTCGATAGTCTACATTATTATTATACTCCGATATGTAGATTATATTTACAATATAATGATAGCATAAAAGCTATCAAATGTCAAGAAAAAGGAGAAAATTTATGAACATAATAAAATCAATATTCAAACCAAGAGACAAGCCTAAAAATCATAGGGGAGACAGTATCGGCGGAGGACGTTCATTTCCTTTCGGGCGAACGTGGTCGGGAAAATCTGTGACGGAACGGTCGGCTATGCAGACAACGGCAGTATATGCGTGTGTTCGTATCATATCTGAAACGGTAGCAAGTTTGCCGATTCATCTTTATGAATACACGGACAGCGGAAAAGAGCGAGCCTTTACGCATCCGTTGTACAGACTTCTGCACGATATACCCAATCCTGAAATGAACAGTTTCATAATGCGTGAGGTTATGATGTCACATCTGCTTTTATGGGGGAATTCGTATTCACAGATTATCCGAAACGGTAAAGGTGAGGTTACGGCACTTTATCCGCTTATGCCGGAAAAGATGCGTATAGACAGAGGTGCGGACAGCAAAATATATTACACATATAACAGTGATAAGCAGGGGACATTTGTATTTCGCAAAGATGAAATTCTGCATATAGTCGGACTGGGATTTGACGGACTTGTGGGATACTCACCGATTGCTATGGCGAAGAATGCGATAGGACTTTCTATTGCTGCCGAAGAATACGGCTCAAGCTTTTTCTCAAACAGCGGTACACCAAGCGGAGTTTTGGAACATCCGGGAGTTTTGAAAGAGCCTGAAAAAGTTCGTGACGCATGGAATGACGCATACGGCGGAAGTTCAAATGCACACAAGGTTGCAGTGTTGGAAGAAGGAATGAAATTCAATCCGATTTCGATAAATCCTCATGAGGCACAGTTTCTTGAAACAAGAAAATTTCAGGTGAATGAAATATGCAGAATATTTCGTGTTCCTCCGCATATGATTGCCGATTTGGAAAAATCAAGTTTTAACAATATAGAACAGCAGTCGCTTGATTTTGTGACAAATACAATCCGACCGTGGCTTGTGAGGATAGAGCAGACAATATTTCAGCAGCTTCTGACAGAAGAAGAACAGAAGAAATACTTCGTAAAATTCAATGTTGACGGACTTCTGCGAGGGGATTTTAAAAGCCGTATGAGCGGATATGCTATCGGCAGACAGAATGGGTGGTACAGTGCAAACGATATAAGGGAATTGGAGGATATGAATAAAATACCTAAAGAACTTGGCGGTGACAGATATTTGTGTAACGGCAATATGGTTGATATAAATAATGCCGGAAATTACAACAGCGGGGGTGAAAGTGAAAATGAGTAAATTTTGGAGGTTCAAGACTGTTAAAAACAAAATAGACGTAGAAAATGAAAGCACAGAAAATGTGCTTTTTTTAAATGGTGTAATTGCGGAAGAAAGCTGGTACAGCGATGATGTAACACCGAAAATGTTCCGTGATGAACTTAATCGGTACGACGGTGATATTACGGTATGGATAAACAGTCCGGGTGGTGACTGTTTTGCGGCAAGTGAAATATATACGGCACTGAAAGAACATAACGGCAAAATTACCGTTAAAATAAACGGCATTGCGGCAAGTGCGGCATCTGTAATTGCAATGGCTGGGGATATGGTTGAGATGTCTCCGACATCAATGATTATGATACATAATCCTTCAATGATGCTTTACGGACAGGCATCGGAACTTGAACAAGGTATTGATTTTCTTAACGAAGTAAAGGAATCAATTATAAATGCTTATCAGATAAAGACCGGACTGTCACGAAGCAAACTGTCACATTTGATGGACGGAGAAACATGGATGAATGCACATTCGGCACATGATATGGGGTTCTGCGACAAAATCCTATACGACAATGATGACAGCACTGATAATCAAGATATGATTTTTGACAAAACAACAATGGTGACCAATACCATTGCTGCAATGCGTAAGAAGCTTAAACCGATAGTCAAGCCGGAAGACTCCAAGTATTGTATTCCGTCAGAACAGTTTGAAACAAGATTAAATTTATTGAAATAATGGGGGTAATATAAATGGCGTCAATAACTGATTTAAGACAAAAAAGAGCAGCGTTATGGGAAAAGACAAAGAAATTTCTTGATAATGCAAAACGAGAAAACGATATGCTTTCGGCAGAGGACGTGGAAACATATGAAAAAATGGAGAGTGAAATTGTTGCTCTCGGCAAGGAGATAGACATTTTAGAACGTCAGGCAGAGATGGAAAAAAGACTGAATTCTCCTGTTAATACACCCGTTCTTGAAACACCTAAAACGAACGGAGATATAAAAACGGGCAGAGCAAGTGACGAATATAAGCAGGCATTTTGGAAGCTTATGAAGAATAATCAGCTGTCATATTCGGTGCATGATACATTGCAGATTGGTACTGACAGTGACGGCGGATATCTTGTCCCGGACGAATACGAGGCAGTTCTTATTGACAAACTTGCCGATGAAAACATTATGCGAGGATTAACTACAATCATAACAAGTGCAAACGGTGATAAAAAGATTCCGGTAGTTGCATCTCACGGTGAGGCTGTGTGGACAGATGAAGGTTCGGAATACACTGAAAGCGATGATGAGTTCGGAACTGTATCTCTTGGAGCTCATAAGCTAAGTACGATTATAAAAGTATCGGAAGAACTGCTCAATGACTCCGCATTTAATCTTGAAACATACATATCATCAGAATTTGCAAGAAGAATGGGTGCGGCAGAGGAATTGGCATTTATCAACGGCAACGGTACAGGAAAACCGACAGGTGTGTTAAATACGGCTGAAGTAGGGGTCACGTCTGCTGCGTCAAACGCAATTACGACAGATGAAATAATTGACCTATATCACAGTCTTAGAACACCATATCGAAAGAATGCCGTATTTATGTCAAGCGACAGTACAATAAAGGCTATAAGAAAACTTAAAGACAGTAACGGTCAGTATTTATGGCAGCCGGGTCTGCAGGCGGGACAGCCGGATACAATTCTTAACCGTCCGATACATACTTCTGCATATATGCCTGAGATAGAGTCCGGCAATAAGATATTGCTGTTTGGTGATTTATCATATTATTGGGTGGCTGACAGACAAGGACGTTCGTTCCAAAGATTGAATGAACTTTTTGCAAAGAACGGACAAGTCGGTTTCCGTGTATTCCAAAGATTAGACGGAAAGCTGATATTGCCTGAATCGGTTAAGACTGTTCAGATGAAATAATAGGAGGGTAAAATGAAAATAAAGATAACAACTTCATGCTCGGGTCTGACCTTCAGTTTTTATGAAGGTCAGACTGTTGATGTTGACAAGAAAATAGGCGAGGATTTGGTTCAGTGCGGATTTGCGGAAGAAGTAAGGGACACAAAAACAACAAGAAGGGACACTAAATCTAAAACAGTGCAATCCAAAACGGAGGAATAAGAAAATGCTGACGATTGAAGAGGTTAAACAGTATCTGCATTTGGATTCTGACGCAGAGGGCGACTATCTCCGAATACTTATTCTCTTAGCAGGGGAAATGTGTGAAAATTATACACGTCTTGCAATGCCTGATGAACTGCCGGAAAGCTATAAACAAGCTATGCTTGTGTGTATAGGATATTTCTTTGAACAGCGTGACGGAACTAAAAACGGCGTACCGAGTATATTTTATACGTTGCTGAGACCATACAGAAAGGTGGCGTTTTAATGGACTTTTCAAAACTGCGTCATCGGGCTATATTTTTGAAACCGCTTGATAAAAGATTAAATTCAATGAATGAAAATGTACCTGTGTGGATTCCGTTCAAACCTAAGTTAAGCGGTGAGATTAATGCCGATGAAACTTCTGTGTATGTGCTGGCCGATAACAAAGGCAACGCATTATGGAAATCGGCAGGCGGCGGACAGCTGTATTCACATCAGCTTTCTTTGAATGAGTATGCCGTATGGGCAAATGTTTCTCCGATGTCGGGACGTGAGTACGAGGAGTCACAAAAACTGCGTGCAGAAACCACATACAAAATTACAACAAGGTATTTTCCGAATATAACCGAGGATATGAAAATCATGTTCGGACTAAAGGTTCTTGATATTGTTTCTGTTCTTAACATAGGCGAAAACAATACGGAATTGCAGATTGTTGCAAAGGAGAAATACCGAAATGGCAAGGAATATTGATGTATTCGGATTTGACGAACTTGAAAAAGCTATGAAGCAATGCGAGAAGAATTATCCGAGTCAGGCAGACGCATTCCTTATGGCAGAAGGACGTGCTGTAAATAAGAGAACAAAATCACTTACACCGGTAAGGACAAAGAAGCTCCGAAACTCATGGAGAACGAAAAAAGTAAAACTGTATAAGGGCGGTAAAGTAAGAGTAGTGAGAGTTCAGTCAACAGCACCTCATGCACATCTTGTTGAACTCGGTCACAAGATTGTAAGCGGCGGCAGAACTCGGGAAAGAGGCAGAAAACTTAATCGTGTACAGCGTTCTGCAAGAGGCATTAAATCCGGCGGATATGTACAAGGTGATTTTATGCTTGAAAAATCAATGTCGGAGGCACAGGCAAAATTCAATTCGGGTGCAGAAAAACTGCTTGATAAGATAACAAAAGATATACAAATGTAGGAGGACAAATGATTACAGAAAAAGATATACAGACACGAACTGCGGAAATCCTTGCGAATGCCGGATTTAACGTGGTTGCCTCAGAAGTAGATGAGGGATTTTTAAAACCGACAGTGTTTGTTTCTGCGTATCCTTCAGATGTACAGCCTCAGTGCTGCGGCGGTGCACTTGAGGAACTTACTGTTTCGGTAGAATTAAAATATATATCGGCTCTTGAAACTGTGGAGGACTGTATAGGTGCTTATAGCAGGATTAAAGAGCTTTTTTTGTACCCGACTTTCGATATTATGGACAGACATCTGACTATTCATGAAATGAATTTTGAAATTGAAAAGGGTGCAATGTATGTGTATTTTGATATAAATTTCATTCAGGCTGTGGATAAAACAGAAAAGTATGATGAAATGAGCGAACTTGTGATACGGGGGGATAAAAATGGGGTTACCTGAAATTTTAATTGAATTTAAGACGAAGGCACAGACTGCGGTAACACGAAGTCAGAACGGAATTATAGCGGTTATTCTTGAAGATTCAACCAAAGTCGGAGATGAAAATTTAAGTTATACATATAACTATGAAGCCGATATTGTGAAATCGGACTGGACAGCGACAAATCTTGACTACCTGAATAAAATATTTCTCGGCAAACCGAAACGAGTGCTTGTGGAAAGAGCGGAAACAGGCGAGAACTTCAAAAAGTCATATAACGCCGCCTTGGCACGCCTTAGAAATAAGTCGTGGAACTGGCTGACGTTTCCGGGATTGGAACCGCATAAAGATTTGACGGAAGAACTGCAGAATTGGATTATAGCACAGAGAGCGGCAAAAAAGACATTCAAAGCGGTTTTGCCTTGTTCTGCGGCAAATAATGAGGGCATTGTTAACTTTTCCTCGAGCGGTATCAAAGTCGGAGCAAAGACATATTCGGCATATGAATACTGCGCAAGAATTGCAGGCTTGCTTGCCGGACTGTCAATGACAGAGAGCGCGACATATCAAGTTCTTTCGGAAATTGACTCTATAACGGAGAGCCTTACTCCCGATGAAGATATAGACGAAGGTAAGTTTATACTCATCAATGACGGCGAAAAAGTAAAAGTCGCACGAGGTGTAAATTCGCTGCATATCTTAAGCGGTGATAAGACCGAAGATATGAAGAAAATCAAAATTATTGAGGGTATGGACTTAATGCGTGACGATATTCGTTCTGCATTTGAGAATAACTATATCGGAATTAATAACAGCTATGACAATAAGGTTATGTTTGTAGCTGCTATTAATCAGTATTTTGACGGACTTGTAAGAGAAGGCGTACTGTACGGCGATGCGGAAAATACAGCGGATATAGATGTTAATGCACAGCGTGACTGGCTTGCACAAAAATATGATATATCCGAGTACAGTGATGAACAGATTCGTAAGGCAAAGACGGGCAGTTATGTCTTTGTAACGGCGGATGTAACATTCTGTGATTCAATAGAGGATTTGAAATTTTCTATAAATATGGAGTAAAGGAGGCAGTAAACAATGGCAGGAGAAAGAAAGCTTCCCGCTGTCGGAAAGGTAATTAGCGGTACGCACGGCTATTTTTGGTGGAACAACAGTATTTGCTATGAAATAACTTCATTTGAAGCAAAAATCAAAACAAACCGTGAAACGATAAACTTTTCGGGACAAATGTGGGACGACAGTAAACTGATGGGGGTGTCCGGTACTTGGACAGCGAAAATAAAGAAGATTTATTCAAGAGGCAAAACGTATGCGGAGAAACTCTCGGCGGGTATTGATGAGCGATTGTCGCTTATATCAAAATTGGAGGACCCCGATAACGGCGGTACAGAAAGAGTACAGCTTATGTCATGCTGGCTTGATGAACTTACACTTCAGGCATTTGAGAACGGAAAAATTACCGAAGATGAATTTTCGGGCGGATTTGTCGGATTTAAGTATCTTGATACAATCGCTGACCCGTGTGTATAAAAATAATGATGGGGACACTAAAAAATGACGGCTATACAGCTGTTTTTTATTAAGAAAAAAAGGAAGGGACACTAAAATGAATAAGGCTACAAAATTAACATTAGCAGAACTTTTACGACGTAAGGAGCAGATGATTGCGTCAAAGAAAATTAAAAAGACAATGGATTTATATATCAAGTCCATTGATTCGGTTATAACGATTGAAGAACCGGACGGAGCACTTTGCCGTGATGCAAATGATATGGAGGCGGGCGAGGGTGATAAATATATGTGCTATGAATGTATTAAAGAACCTGACCTTAAGTCGAAGGAAGTACAGGACGCATTCGGCTGTGCAGTACCTATGGATATTATTGAAATTATATTTGCACCGGGTGAAATACCGCAGATTGCGATTGAGTGTATGAAGCTTGCCGGATATATGGGCGGTGTGGAAGCCGTAAAAAACTAATACAGACAGACGGTGACCTGCAGCTTATTCATTTCTATCTTCAAAAGGGATTTGATTGGGACAGGCTTGCAAGGTTATCACTGTCTGAAAAAATATTTTTAAAGGCGAGTATGGAGCTTGCTGTGGAAGAGGAGACGGAGAAGTATAAGGCGTTATTGGGGAGTGGGTGACGTAAAATTTGGCTCGTAATATAGGTGCAACTTTAAGCCTTAACAACGGTAATTTTTTCGTCAATATGAAGTCCGCTGTCAATGCGAGCAATAACCTTAGAAACAGTTTAAACGGTACAACGTCGGGAATGAAAAACTTCGGAAATCAGTCTTCCGGAGTAGGCGGGGTTATAACCTCGTTGGCATCTAAGGCGGCAGTAGCCGTAGGAGCATTTGTCGGTGTACGTCAAGCGATTGACTTCGGCAAAGATGTAGTGAATACCGGCAGAGAGTTTGAACAGGGAATGGCAAACGTATCCGCAATCTCGGGGGCAACAGGTGCAGAACTGACCGCACTTTCCGAGAAAGCAAAGGAAATGGGTGCTAAAACCAAATTTTCTGCAATAGAAGCGTCAGAGGCTATGTCATATATGGGTATGGCAGGCTGGAATTCATCGCAGATGATTGACGGTATTGCGGGAATAATGAACCTTGCCGCTGCGAGCGGTGAGGAATTAGCCGGTGTATCTGATATTGTAACCGATGCCTTGACCGCTTTCGGACTGAAAGCAAGTGACAGCGGTGAGTTCGCTGATGTTTTGGCGGTTGCATCGTCAAAGTCAAATACAAATGTATCTTTGCTCGGCGAGTCCTTTAAAAATGTTGCGGCAACTGTGGGTGCAATGGGATATTCAATGAAAGATACCACCACAGCACTCGGTCTGATGGCAAATGCCGGAGTTAAAGGTTCGGACGCAGGTACTTCTCTGAGAGGTGTTATGACAAGGTTGGCAAAACCTACCAAAGAAGTAGATGCGGCTATGTCGGCTTTGGGGATTTCTGCAGTAAATACGGACGGCAGTATGAAACCTTTATCTGTGCTTATTCCTGAACTTCAGACACGCTTCTCAACACTTA